GTCGAATGTAAGTTACATTCGACCCTTGAGTCAAAACAACAGTTTGGTCAGGAGCGGCGTTGGTGACGGTAATCGAACCACTTGAAGTGACAGGGCCACCAGAGACGTTGATACCAGTTCCGGCGGTAAGGTTTATACTCGTGACCGTTCCAGTGTTTGTAGTAAACCCAGAGTCATTGGTAAGCTCAGAGATATTATCTCCGGGTTGAATAAAGTCTTCCTCAGCAGCGCCTACAAATACCGTAGCAGTACCACTCAGGCTAATAGCTGCATCCGAGTTGCTGCTTTCCGAGACAGTACGACTGAGAGTGGTTCCAGAGGCGGTGTACGTCCCTGTTCCAATCTCCCAGTTGCTGCCATCTTCGATAACGTAGCGGACGACATCAGCGTCAGCCACACCGGCATCAGCAAAGGTCTGGTAGCCGTCAACCGCTGACCCAAGGGTGAGAGCCCCCGTGCCAGTGGTGGCAGTGGTCATTTTTGCGCGGTTGACGAGCTTTACCATGGCTTAGGCCAATCGGATAATCGCGTTCGATGCATCCGCCGTCGGGAAGGTGATCGCAAAGTCACCGGCCGTAGAGGTTTTGTCGGAACCGAAGTCGAGAACTGCAACGGCCTCGGTTGTGCTGCTACCCCCACCGGTCGTGGTGTTGTAGATCAAGGCGCCTCGAGCGGTGATCGTCGCAGATGTGAACGTGATGTCCGCAAAATCTGTGAACGCAGTCGTGCCAGATGTAGTCGGAGTGACGTTGGTCAGAGTCCCGCCACCGGCGCTGTACGAACCGGAGTTACCAACCTCGTTGGTTGCTGTGTAATCCGTTGTCGCCGCGGTAAACGAAGCGCTGTTCGTGTACAGCGCCAGCTTGAAGGTGTGACCCGTCGAAGCTGTGAAGTCGTGCTTTGCCTGCAGAAGCTCCTGCTTGAAGCTGGTGCAGAGGAAGTTTCCGGTAAATGCCATGTCAAAGGCTCCTTATGAGTTTCGCCAGCTCTGCGTGGCCAGCATCGTGAAGTGCATTATACACTGTTGTGCGATCGCTGAGAACAGCTTGCTTCAGATACTCTGCGATCAGCTTCTCAACGATGCCTTTGAACGCCACAGCCTGCTCTCGAATCGCCGGGTGCGCAGATTCGGAAACGCTGACTATGCGATCAGCAGCTTGGGCGGCCAACTCTTCAGGAGTAAAGCCACGACCGTTTGTCGTATGAACAGCAACGACGGGTGTGTCTCTCGGGAGCTCAAGCTTCATTGTTTAGGTCTCACTACTTTGCCGGTGCGGTATTCATCAGTGGTTTCCTTAGCCTCACCAAGAAGCTTCAGGCCCGCAATGGCTTCTTGGAAGCGGACCATGTAGTTCTGAATGACATCCGGCTCGCCCTTCATGAAGATTGCGGCTTCCATGAGAGCCCCGTACAGAATCGCAATCTCAGCGTTCTCACTCAACCATGTCGTATCATCGTCACCCCCGGCGGTGAGGCTGGCAGGGCGATACATGTAATGAAGCTCGGCCGTGTACGTTGCATCCGGAGCCGGTGCCAACAAGAAGTTGTCCACGTCGAACTGGCCATAATACTTTGGCTCGCCAGTCGTCGATGGGTTCGGATTGTACAGCTGAAGGAAGCTCGGATCTTTGAACTCCAAGAAGATCTTCGCCCCATCACCGCCAGTCAAACTAAGCGAAAACGGAGCGAGGAAGTCCGTTGGACACGAAAGATATGGTCCGGTTGTGGACGCTGTCGCGTTTTTTCGAAACAAGCTGAGCTGCACGTTCTTCAGAATGCGCTCTTCCGCGAGACGAATAAACAGCGGGATGTTATTGACGAAGCTCGTTTCGTCGTACTCCGACCACTCCTGCACGGCGGTCTTGAGCTGGGCGTATGTCATGGTCATGATGTAGATACCTCCACAGAACCGACCTTACCTACCACGCGCGGACGCTCGAGGCGAGGTGCTTCGACCGTGGGCACGCCCACATATACCTTCAATGGTTCTGATCTGTCGGGTCGAGGGTTGCGCAGAGCCTGCGGATCGGGCCCCGCTTTTGGTGGCCGCAGCTGCGGGTGCTTTGGTTCGTACTCATCCGGACCAACAAGCGCACCAGTCCACTCCCGCTTCATCTCCTTGAGGCGGTAGCGGAACCCTGACCGGTCAGAAATACCGTATGCATTTTTGCCAGATGCGTAGCTCATCGTCTTCCCGGAACCAGCTTCAGCGGAACTCGATCCTCGTCTTCTTCGGCCGCCCGCTGGAACTCCTCTTCGTACACCGCCTTCAGCAGCTGAAGGCGCTCAGGGGCTCGCTTCATGGCAAGGTAGTACGCCAGACCTGCCACCATGCACGGATAGAAGCGGAACGGAATACCAGCGGTGTTGATCAGAGCGTCGGCGTCTTCGATGCGACGAACGTAGTAGTACACCAGCTGATCCGTCGAGTTCTCAGGCGTTTGCCAAAGGTTGATCACCGGTGCGATGCTGCGGTCAAAGTAGAACTGGGAGGGGCGACCCTGATCCGTCTTGTTCGGGAAATCGAGATACTGGCCGCGGCTGATCCGCTCCATCTCGTAGTCCGTGCCGTCGCGGCGCAATGCCATCTCGAGAATGTCGACGACATCCTCAGCCAGAGTCTCCTGAGCTTGCCCCTGTGTGAGTGTGAGCGTTGTCTGCACCACGGTCCACAGGTTAAGCCCACGGTTCGCCCATTCTGCAAACATCAGGTTCAGAGACCGGCGAGCAGTCTTGGCGTCGTAGCCGGTACGCATCTCCAGCCCACAACGCTCGTAGGCCTCCTCGATGATCTCGGCGACGTCGATATTGAAGTCTCTGGAACCTGATGTGCTCATGTCTTTTTCGCAGTCTTAGCCGATTGTCGGAACGCCTTGGCGGTTGGCGCCCCTTTGCTTCCGGGTTTGCGCATCTTCTCGCCAGACCCAGCTTTGATGCGCTTACGCTTAGCGTGGATGTTGGCGTACAGACCGGGTTTTTTAGCCATTGCCCATAGCCATCTGCTTACGTGGGCTGCACATGGACTGGTCGACTTTGCCACCCTTGGCGTACTTGCGTTTAGTGGATCCAGCCTTGACCTTGCCACCCATCTTGTAGCCAGCCTTGACCTTGCCGCCCATCTTCATGCCTTTGGATTTGCAGTTAGCCATTGGGACCTCCGTGATCTGTTTGCCCATGTTAGCACGATTCATATTGCCTCACCACATTTTGCACGACCAGTACCGGGCCGATAGCTTGTCGAGCTTTTTGGTGTCGCATCCATGGCGAGCTCGGAATGACTTGCGACGCTTGGGATCAGACTTTTTGATCGTCATGTTCGCATCGCCAAAGCGAACGATCTTCTCTTTGCCTTTGTCGCAGGCTTTCACAACAAACTTCTTGCCGCCAGACTTTTGCCGGCGCGGCTTGTTGCATGCCATTTTATCCTTGTCGATCTTCGGTGCCATCAGAGAGGCCCTCCGTTCTTGATCAGGATCATATCGAATGCGGACGTCACTTTGGCGTTGTTCGTGCGCACAGAAGCGCGAACATCGATGTCCGTTCTCTCGGGTAGGCGTAGTGGGCAGGTGAAGCTGTACAGATACTCGGAGCTCGCCACCTCAAACAGGTGGCCAATGATGAAACGATCGCCCGGAACGCGGTAGTAGAACTTGCCTGTTGCATCGGCCGTATTCTGGATCGTCATGACGCCCTGTGTCAGATAGGCGGTGTGACCAGCCGGGACGGTGTACACACCCATGATGGTCTGACCAACACCAGCGTTGATCCGCGCTACGATCGTACCTCCGCGCGTTATTGTGACATTGCCCACGTTCTCCGAGAGGCCGTTCATGCGGGCCGAGTAGATGCGTGCAAAGGTGTTTGTTGTCGTGTTGCCGCTGGCAGCTGCGAGGCTGACCGTTTCGGTTATTTCGTTGAACAGGACATCCAAACCGCTGATGATGACGTTCTTGTCAGCATCTTCTGTACTCGCTCTGGCGATGGACAGTGTCCCGGGGGTATCGAAGGCCGACCACGGGTAGAGCGTATCGTTCACATCCCACAAGCTGCCGCTTTGGTTATTCGACATGGCGGGGACTTCACCAAGGACATGCCGAAACGAATGTCCCGGGATCTGGCCTCGAGACAACTGAAGCTCGAACGGCTCCGAACCCCCAAGCTGGGATATGGAGCGTATCTCGTAGCTCACTTCGTCCCCACTTTCGCAATCAGCGCCTTGATGTCATCCCTGATTTCGGCCAGCATGCGGTTCGTATCCTCGCGCGATTGACGGCTGATCTCCATGTCCTCTTTGCGCTGGTTCCAGAGGCGCTTGATCTCTTTGGTGTTCTCGATGCTCCGGCTTTCAAGGCGAATGAGCCAGACCAAGAAGCCAATGAAACCAATCAGGATCGGCCAATATTTAAGGATGGTTTCCGGCATCCGTCGCCCCTTTCGTCAATCCGGCCTGAGCCAACAATTCCAGCGGTGCGTCACCGACCATAGCCAAGATCGTGCCCGCGTCTGCCTGCGGCGGCTGGTCATCGTCCTCGGTCGGCTGCCATACCTGCACAAGCGCCTGTGCGCGGCCAGCGGCGGCCATGCTGATGGTGTACGGCTCTACATCCCACTCAGGCCGCTCAAGCGTCCCTGTGGCCCGCTCTATGAAGCCCTCGCTGACCGGAAGGCTTGCCACGCTGTAGAGATTGCCGGATGCGTCCTGCCAAGCCGGTTCGGCGTATGTCTGGCCATCGGCCTCGCTTTCGCCCAAGGCCATCGCGTAGTGGTTTGCGTCGTCCCGATGCGCAGCCGGGCAGATGATTGTCAGTCGCATATTATTTCTCCACCACCAGACCGCCCGAGGCGCTGATGGCCGTGCTGACGGATGTTGTCGTATTGCCAACGCGCCGCAGGCCCTGAAAGTCGCTTCTTCCCGCGCTGGTTCCGGCCATCAAAATTTCAGTATCCTCATCATAAGCCAAAGCAGTCACAGCATCAGATGCACCGTAGAGAGTGGCCTGAGCATTGTCTTGGAACAGTACCTTCTCGTCGTTGTAGATCTTGAGGATTTGTTCTGCTGTGGGTGCGGTGGCTGAGATGCGGAAAAGGGCAAGAGATTGCGCGTGTTGTGCATCTGAATAACGGGTCCCTACGAATAGCTGCTCAGTGCCGTTGTCGACGAAATCGAAGTTGTTTGCATCGGCTGCAGACAAGAGACCGTTGATGAAAATCTGACGCACACCACTCCTGCGCAGGCAGACAATATGTGCCCAACTTCCTATTGAAGGTAGACCCTCCGAGTAGATCGCGCCGTTGGGAAAGCCGAAAGAAACGCGCCCATTGTTGTCATCACAAATGACGTAAATTCGGTTCCCACCACCCTCTCGACTTCGGTCAACAACGTAGTGAACACCTGAGGTGATTACGGTCCAGCCAATGATGCAAAAATCGCCCGCGCCAAACTGCAAGTCCGCGTTGTAAGGCTGATACAAATAGTCTCCAACGCCGAAACCAGAGTAGGCTACCAGATCAGCGCCAGTGGCTACAGAAGTGCGGGTCACAGTGCCGTTGACGATCAGGCCGTTGTTGTTCACCGAGCGGTCTGCGTCTGCGAGTTTGACGGATACATCCGTTATGTAGTGTGTTCCTCCACCTGTAGTCCAATCGACCAGCTTTAGGTTGTAAGCTGTTTCCTCAGCCACAAACTCAAGGGTAAAGTCAACAAGAGTGCTTGATGTTGTTTCTGCGCTATCTTTTGCAAGAAA